TCCCTGATTTACAGTTCCAATCGTAATACTTGAACCTATTAAATTAACATTCAATGATCCATCTGGATTTACTTTTAAAACTTGAAGAGTTCCAGATACAAGACCATTTTGCGTGCCATAAACAAGCACGCTATCACCATCAGTGGCTCTAATATCCACTAATACTTCCCCATTAACGTCTAATGGAGCAGTAATTTGAGCTTCTACTCTTAATGCACCTTTGGCGTCATCGTATGACCCTTGAATGCACTGGTTAAAATCTAAATCTGATGGAGTTGGAGCTGCCACTTGTTATCCCTTAGCATTAATTAAAGATGTTATTGAACCTGTTCCACTTGTAAACGTATATGCAAGTTGGACATATGAATAATCTGGTGATGGATCAGAAATTAAATATGTTCCTGCTGCGCTAATTGCGACAGTAAACTGTGATCCAGGAACATTTCCAAAATTCACACCATCATTAGAACCCATAACTTGAAGAGTTCCAACTGGTGATCCAGTAATGACTGAAGCTATGCAATAACTTCTAACAGTGTCAAGATTTTGACTTAAAGAAGTTGAACTACTTGTTAATGCTTGAGCACTATAAATTGGTTCGTTAAATACGTGTATTGGTTCTGACATAAATATCCTTTATTTCTTTACATTTCCCATAGCTGCTTGTTGCAACGCTGGATTACTTAATAAACTTGCACTTACTTTGGCTGGTCCTGGTGGATTAATATTAGAAACTCCAGGGCCTGACATACCTTGTTGAGCTACTTGTGGTCCTTGAGCAGGACTTAACATTGGAGCTACATTACCTTGAGGAGCATTTCCACCTTGTGATGGAGGTCCACCTGTTGGTTGTCCACCAGGAGGGTTATTATTGTTCTGGAGTGGAGGTAATGCTTGTTGTCCACGCATCTGTAGAAGAGCTGGATCAGTGTTTCTTAGGGCATTCATGTGACCTTCAATGTGATCCATAACGATTTTAACAAAGTTAGGATCATTTCTAAGATCAGGATCTGCTAATACTGCACTATGCTCATCAATGTGAACGCTGTGTTTATCCATTGGACTTACAAGAGGATTCTTTCCTTCAAGTAATTCTTCATTTTCTTTCTTAATGAGCATCAAGTCATCAACTTCGCCCTCATACATTGCATCAAGTCGTCCAGTATTGATAACTTGGAAGTATTGTTGAGGGTTTTTAATGATCTTCATTTGCATCATTTGTTCTGCCATTTGAACTCTACCTGCAATCGTGTGTGATAATGGATTACCCATATCAACTACAACGCGGTTAATAGAAGAAATTTTTTCTCCTGTGAATTCTTTTAGTAATGGACGATTATTTTTACCAATAAGTGTTACAACTTTAGGTGTATTGGCAAAGTCTTTTAAGATTTGAATAACTGCAGTACCAACATCTTCAATAAGTTTTACATAATTCTGTTGTAAACCTGAAATGAATTGTAGTGCTTGTGATTGAACTAAAGCAAGAGCGGTTCCAGATTTAAGTGATGCTTCAGGATTACCCCTAGCAACACTATTGACACCAGAAATGGTTTCAGCTTGTTGAATTAACATGTCTAGGAACTTAAATACTTCAGCTGGAGTTTGAGTTAGATTGAGAGCTTCAGGTTTTGTCATAGATTCAATGACATTCAATGCTCCTTCTAAATTACTGACTGTAATATCAGCTCCACGTTGCATCCAAACGTTCTGAACACCAAATGCGTTTTGGTTAGTCATAATAGTTCCAAATAATGAGTTGATACCTTCTTGTATTGGGAAAATATCAAACATTGGAGTGTAACCATATGGAGTTCCTAAGATTTCACTTGGAACAATACGGAAGATTGGTATAGTGCGATAAGGCATTTTTGCATCTAAGAGAATAATGTCTGAATCTAAGAAGAGCATATAACGGCCATCAGGCATTGATTCAGTTTGTCTGTGGAAGAATTCATATACTGCAACATCATCTGTATCATCATTTGACCAAACAGCCAAACGATAGACTGTGCTCGCAGTTTTGGCAGGAAGTGATCTGATTTTATCAGCCATTTCAGGATATTTTGCTATAAGATCATATCTATTAACCCAGTTACGAACGGCTACCCAGTCATTGTTCCAAGTATCTTTCGTTCCATCAATAACCACGTCAAATACTGAAGGAGTTGAGAATTCTAATTCACCTTCTCTAACCGCTTCATTTGTTTCTGGATCAACATCATAAATCTCACCAGCTGTTGCATTCCAAGCAAGCTTTACGTAGCCTTGTCCTAGAACAATTGACATCTCAGTGGCTCTTTTAAGGCAGTCCTCTAGGTTCTTTTCTCTCATGTAGTAATCAAGGATCTGATTGCCTAAATAGGTTTGAGCATATGACTTATAATCTGTATTAACGGCTCTACATTCCATTGTAGGACGTGAAGAAGTGATCATTACATAGATATGTTGTGCTAAGTTTCTGAAGTGATTGATAGGAATCTGTACTAATTCACCTTGTTCACCAGTAAAATTGACTCTGTGACCATATCCAATGTAATCGTTTAGATAAGCACCATGATAGGCACGCCACATATTTTGAAGTTTATCAAGATAACTATTAGATCTTAATATATTAAAGAATGATTCAGACTTACCTAAGATAATTCCAGCTGCATCTTGTGCAGGTTTAGCTGCGAAGTATATATCACTAGGATCTGTAAATGGACTTGAATTAGACATAATTAAAATTTCCTTTTAGATCGTAAACCAAATATTTGTTTATATTTTTCTAATTGAGTATTACTATTATCTGCAAATTTAGCAGGGTCTCTCACAAACATACCTGACATATTCATTTGATAATGTGCTGGATATGGATTTTTCTTATAATCAATGACTCTTACTAAATATTTTAAAGCTTCTACAGCATCGTAGTGACCATCGTCAGCACTACGAGCAAAACCTTTTCTTTGTTTATCCCATCTAACATTTTTTAAATGGCGTATTAGAGTTACACATCTTGGATGAATAATGATCTGTTTATTACCAAGAAGTATGCGAAGATTATTAATCATTGCATCTGCATCATCTTTTTTAGCTACTTGAAATCCAATAGTTTCTTCTTTTGGAAATAATTTTCTGCTATGATTGTATATTTCCTGAGTTAATATGTAACTAATATCACTAACTCTTATGTGTGGTTGTTTGTATTCTCCAGATATTGGATTAGTCCAAAGAACCTTTTCTTTTTTATTAATTTCTTTTGCAAGAAGTTCAATAGTTTGATCTCTTTCTTGAAAATTAATAACAGTTTCATCTTCTATAACAATTTTATTAGCTCTAAAATCAAAATAACCATAAAGAACAACAGTTAAATCTTTTCCACCAGTATCCATGCCTTCATATGCATCATAAAATGGTGGTTTGGGCCATTCTTTAACAATTTCTTTTTCTAAAGCAGTATCAAATTCTGGTATAACTGAACTTTTAGAGTCCTTGATTATTTCACAATATAATTCTCTGCGAGCTTCTTCAGTATTTGATCCACCAAGTTCTTGAATCAATTCTTGTTTTTGTTCTGGTGTAATACGTGGATTATCATCAATAGTCTTTTTAATTAATGAACCACGTTGTTCAGCTTCTTCTATATAATATAAAAACTCATGGTCTGATTCTCTTGGTGGAGTAGAAGCTAAAATTCCTTTACCTTGTGTAATAAGAGTTGTTGGTAAAAGAATACTCTTAACCATATTTTTTAAATCATCACAACTACCAGCTTCATCAACCATCCATATGTCTGAATCACCTCCACGAAGTTTTTCAGCATGTCCGCTATCACTACCAGCAAGTTGAATCTCAGAACCATTTTTAAAGAAGAAAATATATTCTTTCTGTCTAAATTCTGGTCTTATATCTTCTGGACAATCCTCTAATAACTGTCTAAAGATAGGTCTAACGTTATTATTAACTTGAACTTTAGTTGGAGAAACAAGTTTAACTACACTATTTGGTTTTCTAATACATTGCTCTAAAGCTAGAACGCATAATGTATATGTCTTTCCTTGACGGCGTGAAAGAAGCCAAGTCATTATCTTATGTGTAGAATTATAATAAAGTTCATATAATTCTTTTTGTGTTGTATCTAATTTGAAAGAAAGTAATCCATTGCGCCATAATTGATTTACAGCTGCAACTTTTTGCAATTCTTTATCCGTTAGATTTGTCATTAGTTCCTTCAACTATTGCTAATAACTCTTCGTTACTCATGTGTTGTGTTTTTAATTCAATAACTTTAGGAGAATTTCTTGCTGCTGTAAGAACTTTTGAAAATATTTCAACACGTCTTGCTTCTTCTAATGTAAGTTCTCTTGCACTTGAAGCATCTCTGAGCTTTTCTAATTGCATAACACAAATAGCTTCTTCAGAACTTGTTAGAAACTTTTGTCCAGACAATTTATCTGCATCTTCTTTTAAGATTGGAACAGAAGATTCTAAAAGTTGTTTTAGATGATCACGTTCTTCTTCAAGTTTTTTTAATTTTTTTGATATTTGGATAATAGTAGACGACTGTGCTTCAGCAAATTCTTGGAGCTGACTCATTTCTTTGTATTGCAAAATAGTTTTGGAGATCTTATCTGCCACTTGCAGTACCTAATCCACGCATTCCTTGCGCTAATTTCATACTCGCTACAGCACTTTTAATAGAATCAACTTCTTTGTTGCGAAGTTCAATAGTTTCACCAAGCTTAGTCATTTGATTTTCAAGATTTGTGATTTTAGTTTCGCTTGATTTGAATTCATAGAAAGCTGCTATTGATCCTAATACTAATAAGATCACTGCATCTTCATAACCAGCAGGGCGTATGAGGGTCTTAATGAAATAGAGACAAAATAGTGCCAATGGTAATGCACTTTTAAGCTTTAACATCTGTTTTCTCCTAATTGTTTAAAAAAGTAGAAACTTTATTAGCGTAAGCTGGATTTTTATGTGGTCTGGGACCAATTGTCCTAAAAAGGACTGGCAGCATTGCTTCATGTCTCTTACTATATAGTTGTTATTTCTATATTCTAATATAATTAACAACTTAAGTATGAATGCAAAACAATCCCAAGTTTGTCCTAAGTGTGCGATTTATATGGATTTTGTTAAATACAATACATGGCTAAAGTGTCCTATCTGCGCTTACATGGTTAAAGTTGAAAAAATTATAGTAAAGGCAAAAAAGAAATGAAAGAATTAATATCGTTAAATTTGTATTTTACGGATTATGTGACCAAAGCAGATAGGAGAGTCCAATTTGCATCAGAGTTTACAGATGAGATTAACACCAATGCAATTAAGCTATTAGGACTTATTAACCAATTATTAAGCGATTTAGGCATTGAATCAGCTGATGTTACTTCTGGATGGCGACCACCTCAAATTAACAATAAGACTACAAATGCAGCTAAACGTTCATATCATATGCTAGGATTAGCTTGTGATATATTAGATAATGAAGATCAAAATTTATGTAATTTAGTAGCTTCTAGACCAGATCTATTGAGAAAATACGGATTATGGATGGAAAGTCCAACTGCCACTAAGGGACATAATACTAATTGGTGCCATATTGATTGTGGAACTAGAGCAGATCGTCCGTCAAGAGTATTTCTTCCTTAATACGATCAAGAGCAGTACAGCATATAATTTCAATTATACTTTTATTATAATTAGCAAATGGATCTTGACTAGGATCTTTTTTCATTCTAGTTTGAAGCTCCAAATTTCTAATGGATTCTAACGAATCAACAGTAATTGCTAATTTTTTAAATATTTCTTGATATTTAATTGGATCAAAAAGGTTATTATCTAGAATTACTTTTTCTCTTAGATTATTTTCTAATGAGATTTTGAAGAATTTCTCTCTCAAATTCTCTAATTCTTTATATAATTCATCATTCTTTTGCTTATAAGTCTTCATAATTTTTCATTAATAGCAGAAATAAGAACCATATTCTTCCAAACTTTAATAAAAGGTACTTGTCCTTCTTTAAGTTCCAACTCAAAATAATCACCTTGAGCTGGTTTAAGGCACTCTACTATCTTATGCAAAGTGCCTATGCACACGGATTGATTCTCTAAAGTATCGTTGAAATAATAGATTTCTATTTTCATTTTAGGTATTTAACAATCTCTTCTGCAGTCTTAGCAATGAAAGTTTTTCCACCTTTTTTAATAATAAAACCATTTTCAGCTTTATCAACAGTTAAAAGTGCAGGTGGTGTGTAAGGATATGAATAGTAATAAGGATAATAATTAATACTACCACTTAATAATCCATTACCACAATTTTGAGCATAACCCATTCCAGAATTTGTTGCATTATCTGAAATAGTTGTAATAGCTCCATCTTGAGCAGTAATTGTGCCAGATGTTGTATTTTGAGCGCCATTTAAAGTTTGTAAATAATTAACGTTTTCCATTTTTTCTCCTATTTTAAATAAACTCTTTGTCCAAACCATTCATTTACATCAAGATCGTCAACATACACGGATGGTTTCGTGAATACTGCGTCTACATATTCTTCTAATTTCAAAGCTTTTACAACGGCTTCAGCCCATTCAAATCCTTGTTGGGACCAAACCACAACAGTAAATCCTCTAGCTTTATGTTTTTTTAATAAAAGTATGTGTTTTTCATTTGGTGTTAAAAAATTAGTCATACCAGGAATGTAAGGGTCTGGTATTCCAATACTTTTATCATTATAAGGTTCATGCATTACTAAAGTATCATCAACATCATACATAGCTAGTTGATTTGTATTATAAACTTGCATTATAATGAATTCAAAAGTTTGGCTTTGCGAATCATTTCTTCAGTATAATTGAAGATTTCTTCTCTAAGCATATTTTTAATATCTGGATCAACAACTTTCATCCAATCAATCATTAGTTCATATAGATAGCTATCTTCTTCAGCAAGTCTATAGGCCTTTAGAATCAAAGAAGCATCTACTGATGGGTCCATCAATAATTCATCTTTAATTATAACTAGTTGCTCTAATTTGTTATCCATTTTATCTCCCACAGCTATCTTTTAAATTCTTTTCTAACTGTTTAATAACTTCTTTTTTAGATATGTCAACCATCCTATAATACATGTAATTGTAAGGATTGTCAACATGTTGTAATAATAATGTACAATGAGTCATTTCATGCGCCATTGTTTGAAATCGTTCATCTTCAGTCATATGTTTCCAATAATCTGGGTCCACTTCTATTGTATAGAAGAATGGACTGTATAAACATTGAGCTACCACTCCATCATTCAGTCTTTTAAAATATAAAAACTGATCTATTGGATTATTATATTGAAACATATTGCAATGTTCTTGTATAATAGCTAGTACTTCTTCTTTATATGGTTCTAAAGTCTTATTATTGAGAGATATAGGACCAAGAATGCAAAGTAAAGACAGAAGATATATAGCATACTTAAGCATTCTCAACATTTTTTGTTCTCTTGGCGTTCATAAGAGCTTTAACTCTTGCACTATTACATGTAGGACAGGTTGATCCATTCCAAGATTTACCATGCTCATCAGTATATTTCTTATCTTTTAAATTATATTTACCAGCTTCTATTCTAAGCTTTGGTTGTCTGCAGACTTTGCAGATTCTAAGGTTTTGTTCCATATCTTTTCCTTAAGATTTCTAATCTTTTATCAGTTTTTTTCCATCCTGTGCGACAATAACTATTGCCACTTTGTATTTCTTTGATGGATTTATTCATGTTATCTATTAAATGAGTTATAAACATAGCATCAATCACTTCTGTTAATGAAGTTAAATAAATATGACTAGTCTCAAACATCATGTTATTATTTTTTAAATACCACTGATTGAATGGAAGATTAAAATCTCCTGCCCAATCATCTACTTCTACCAAACATGTAGCACTATTTGCTTGTTCATGAATATCTTTGATATGAAAAATCAAATCATTATTATTTGTAATGAAATACTTTCCTTCAAACGTTCTCATTTAATCTAACCAATCCCACTTCTTTTTTAATTCTTTATATTTCTCATATTCTTCGTATTGTTTACCAGGAATATAAATAGCTCCACCACATCCATCAGAAACAATAACGGAAGTTAATCTTGTCCAACATGGAGCACAAACGATATTATCATGCAATGCAGTGGCACCACATTTACATTTCTCATTATTCATCTTCACCTTCTTTGTGCCAACAATCAGGACACATACCACTAGCTTTAATGAACGGAAGTATGAATGTATAATTGACTCTATTGCCACAACTATTACATTTATATGGTTGAGAATAGCCGCTTTGTTCGTGATTAGCGTTTTCGCTTATTAGTTTTGTTATTGCTGCGCTTTGCTCTTTTTCTTTTTTCTTTAGGTCGTCCATTTTTTTCCTCAATATCTAATTTTACAACACAGTTATAGCCTGGATCTGAACAATAGTGTAGAACTTCTTCTCCACCAATAGGTCTTCTAAACTTAACTTCCAATTCTTCTGGAATTTGTCTTTCCAATGCCAATATTACATTATCGCCAAAACCAGATGATACCATACACATTACCTTAGTCTGGGTCCAAGCTCTAAACCACTCTATGTATTTATATGTGCCGTTTGGTCCTTCGTGTTCCTTTAAATTATATTGGGCCACAATAATATCTTCACCATACTTATCAAGCTCATCTTGCAATGTATAGTCACCAAGACCATAGCATTCGCCAATGGTCATTTTAAGAACTTTCTTTTCAATGTTTGCGTAATCAATCTTTTTTTTCATTTAACTTTTCTTCAATCCTAAGTAAACTAGATAGGATATTAGTTAATAGAGTTTGATATTTGTCATATCCCATCTGACCTAAACCACCTTGACTATATTGACTCAATCCAGATTGAGAATGTCCACCACAAGTATAACATTGTCCAGCAGTGTGCTGACACTGTCCTCTACACATACAGCATTGTCCTTGACCATATCCATAGTTCATTTTTCTTCTCCATTTGTTGCTAACATTCTCAAAAGTTCATCAGAAAGATGGTTCATATAATTTTTCTCGTTTTCATTTTTTGTGGTTTTAGCTGCATTTCTTAAATATAAAGATAGACCTGCCATATCAATATACTTTTTACCACGTATGGTTACAGTTTCAATTGTACCTTCATTACTCATTTTTTCTTACCTTTCTTTTTACCCTTTTTACGGGGTAAAGGCTTTTGAAACACTGGCTCTTTCTTTAAACCTTTTTCATAATCATAATAACATGTTAAGGAACAGAAATCATGACTTGCAATCCTATAGTACTCTTTATATTGGGTAAGAACTCTACATTGGTCACAAACAGTACCACCCATTTTTTCCACAGGTTTATCCCTTCCTAAAAATTTTAATATAAAACCAGGTATCTTGATATTCCACATTAGGCAAGTCTATCATTGATATTGCTTTGTCGTCAATATCTATATTAACTAGCTGCACCCAATACATATCATTAGGAGTAGGATTGGATTTACAAAGTAAATGATCCTTTCTCATTAAACGAGTGTTAAGGAAATGTCCTTTAAGCTCTTCTCTTTTATCTATAAGCTTCATTTTACAAGCCTTATGCGTTTTCTAAGGCGACTAGCTTTAAACCTACTAGCAACATTTATAACAATACAAGTTACCATAAGGACCATGCTAACAGCAAATATAGAGCCATATAAGGCAAGACAAAAGTAAAATGGCATTTGATCAGCGACCACTGGATTCCTTTCTAATAAGCTTCTTAGCAAGCTGACGAGCCTTCTTCTTCCACTTCTTTATAGACTTCTTAGGATTCTTATCAAGACTATTACATTCCTTGCACATCTCTTTATGACTTAATGGTTTCACGATATTCCCTTGTTAAGTGATTGTTACTATAAACAATGTTATTAATCCCATGTCCATAGTGTTCAGAAACAAACTTGTCCATGGCATCAACATTGTCAAATATACCCACCGTGACCTCTTTATAGCGCCTAGAAACCACTTTAACATAAAAGAGTGGCTTGGCATTATACTTCTTCCTAAAGTCCCCTAGGATCTGTTTACGAAGCTTATATCTTATATTATACTTACACTTGTTGGCAACAACATAACCCATGTTACTATATTCATTATTAAAGAAATTATATCTTACCCAAAGATTGTTACTATCTTTTATCTCTTCAATGACGATAAGTTTAAAGTGTTTCAGTATATTCTTGTTACTATATTTGTATTGATTAACAATTCTTGCCAAAGCTGTTACTATATTCTTTGTCCTATAAATAAATACTATCTTATTCTCCTCATTTATTAAACCAAAAACACACATTTCAGGCAAATGGGATAGATTATCAATAATAAAAGGATCATATAATTTTAATGGTACTTCAGGTAGCATAAATATAGTTGTTAAATGTGTTACTATAACTCATAGCTTATATTGATATATCCAATTAGCATGTTTTGAAAATATAAACTCTAGGATTGGAGCCCACTTAGCATTTTTGAATTAATTGTTTTTAAAAAGTGTTACTATACTCAAAATCTTAAAATTATCCTGACAACATAATATAGTCTCCTTGGGAGCCAAAGTAACCTACCCCCCCCGTACCCATGGTTCTGGCATAAGGATTGCTACTGCATATAGTATACCAATACAATCTCTCTGCAAGAACTATGCTACACACATGGTATGTATATTGCAAGTAGTTGTAATCATTGCAAGAATCATTCCATTTCTTTTCTTCTTGACTTCTATTATTAAAAGGAATACAATATAAAGGTACTATACGGACGAATGGGAAAACAGTTAATCAAATGCATCCTTGCATTAGATGAAACTACTTCAAGTGTCAAGATAGTCACCGTAGCGAAACGTAAGTGAAAGCGAAGGTGTGGTTAACTAAGCCATACTCTGTCTAAATTCTGCATATGTATATCTTATTCTTAATGAAATCAAATAGTTATGAATTATTGTATCAAAGTTTTACAATGTTTTGATATGGTTTTGTGATTATTATTGAGATTTTTGGATTGGCATTGTGTGTGCAATGATATATAAGTATAACAATTAACAAGGAGTATAACATGACTAAAACAGAGAAAATACTCAAGATAGTAAATGAAATGGAAACAACTCATCAAGGATTCTTTACTAGAAGTGGTAAGGATATGTATATTTACTTTCATAACTGGTCAATAGCTCGTACAGTTCAAGACCAACTTGGTTTATATGGTCGTGATGTTCAACCTGATAGATTATCTGGTAACTTAGTAATGCACTTGGAAAACGTTTACACTAAATAATGTTAATTTTTACACATTATATCATTTATAGGGAGAATATGATTATGTACTCAATCTGGTATAAACGTGATATGAACTCTGAATGGGTTAAACATGGTGATTCTAATGATTACTTTGATATGATTAACACCTTGCATGTATTACGTACTATCTTAGGTGAACATGCCATTGTGAGGTATTTCTAAATGCTATTACTTATAGACTATTTATCTGCATTATACATTATATCGTTTATATTGGTTCTAGTCGCGAATAATTATAGTAACGTAAAATAATGCTAAAGTTTTAAAAGAATGTGACGATAAGTAATATAGAACGAAACAAAAGGAGATTACATGAAAAAGACTGGTAACTTAACTAAAGATTTTGACTGTATTATTCTCCATGCTATTGGTTCTAGAGTAATAGATGAATTAATGACTTTAGTTCCAAGTGAAAACATTTATAGTAAAAGAAACGAACTCATTGATGAACTGTCACAACAGGCATTAGATTGTTATAAAGCTCAATGTAAGTCTAAATCAGGTGAATTCTATCGTATTAAAGATGCTACAATGATGAGAGATTCATTAACTGTATTCTTTAGACATTGGTTGAGTAGTTTAATCCATAAACAATTCCCTAAAGAATATAAAGGTATTAATCATGACTTTAAAAATGGTGTTTATAACAACTAGGAGTTTAAAATGAAGCTATTTGGATATATAATTGAACCATCATTAAGTTCTAAGCACTCATTTAAACACTTTAGATTGCATAGACGTTCATATGATACGAGACACTTAGTTTGGGGTAAGATATCAATATTATATGGCCTTGAGCAGTTCTGTGAGGATTGTGAGAAGTCTATTGGTTTAGATTTTCCATATTGTGATGAATGCCATGAAAATAACTATTGTGAATGTGGCAACGAATTGGGTGAATATAAAGGTGAAGGCTTTTGTCCAAGTTGTCGCTAAATATCGTTGTTTGACTACATTTGTACAGTATAATGATCATTTGAGGGTATTATGCACATTATAATGATCAAATATCGTCAAATAGCTATAAATCTAATACTTAGTCGCCATAATGATCCTTAAAAGGTACATTAATACTACTTTTGGCACTTAATGATCTCTTTAAGGTGCTTTATGCGCGATAACGTATAAAAGTTTGACTGTATATGAACTATTAGGTAATTCCGTATAGTTACAGAAAATGTGTATTAGTTATACAGTTTTAATGTATTTAAGTGGTTGAAACTACTAATAGCACGATCTGGCATGATCAATGCATTAGATATATAGTAACGCTAACAAAGGAGTCAATATGAAAACAATAATGAAATGGATAAAAGACTTCTGCAGAGTTAAACATTGTCGTAAACTTAAATCTTATAATTGGGAGTGATATATGACGTTTTTAGCTATACTGTTCATATTCTTATCACTTGAATCAATGTTGAAAGGAAACTAATATGTATTTATATAAAGTGTTCTTTAAAGATGGTTCAAAAGCAACAATAAGAGCTAATAGTCCCAAACAAGCTGATGAGATTGCACGTTTGATTGGTGAAGTTGCAAATGTAAGGTTTATACGATGAAAAAAACACTATTTATTGCAGCATTGATAATTATTCCTGGTGCATTAACAAGTTATGTGTTATATAAATTGTATAGGAGCTTTAAATGAATGGAACTGATATAACAGTAAGTATTATGTTCATTTGTATGACTGTTGTTGCTTGCACAATTATTAGGAGTTTAAAATGATGTGTGAATGTGGTCATGACAGCGAATATCATATATATCATGAAAGTGCTTGTAGACCTGGATTTGTTTGTCAGTTTGAATGTAAACAGTTTAAATCTATTGAATTAAAGGAGAATAAAATGAAAACTACCTGTTTAACTGTTGAGTTTTTAAGTGTAACTGGTTATGCAATCCAAGTTACATCTGATTTTGAATCTATTAATTTGGTTGTAAAAGATGAAATCAAATATTGGACTTTTCCTTTAAATGTTGACAATGCTGAAAGCCTCATTGAATCTCTTAAACTTGCAATAGAACATAACAAAAGGATCAAATAATATGTGTGGAGTAATTGGTTTTATAATAGTTGTAATAACAGTTGCATGCGTCATAGGATTCATTGTAGATATGTCTAATGGTGATATATGAATAAACTATTGATTTTAGTCGCACTTTTAATTGTAGCATGTTCAAGAGATAGTGGAACAACTGTTAGCTATGCTCCACCAACTGAGAATTGTAGTGTTAATAATAATGTAATCACATGTCCAGATGGAACTACTACAACTTTACCAATTGGTACAGTGATTAGTCTCGTTCAATTTTGTTCTGGGACAACAACTTATCCATCAACCTTTACAGAGATAGGTTTTTGTATAAACAATGCTCTATATGCTGTTTACAGTGCTAATTCAGGATTTCTAACATATGTTCCACCAGGAACTTATAATAGTAATGCAATCAATTCTAATTGTACTTTTATTGTTCAACCTAATTGTGTTATAATAGACCAATGATTGATGGAGTTGAACAATTATTTAATAAAGTCATTGAATCAGTTCATTGTGCAGGTGATGAATTAGAATTTATATTCACAGATAAAACTAAATATGTTATATCTGACCATGCTCAACAATGTTGCGAAAAGCGTTACATGAATACTGATGATTGCTTATCAAACTTTCATGGTGCTAAATTTGTCAATGCAACTATTGAAGATGGTCCAAGACCAAAAGTTCCTGAAGCAGAACAATACATAGATTATGGAGATGTTGATTCACAATTCTTAATTGTTACAACAACCAAAGGACAGTTCACAGTGGTCAATTATAACGAACACAATGGTTATTATGGTGGATTTGACGTTGTATTAAGGGAAATTAAATAATGTGGTTTTGTTTAACAATAGTTGGAGTTGCTTGGGCTTGTGCATTTACTGAATATGCACGATTTAAATATGGTAAAAAGAAATGACCTTTGAATTCTTAATGTTATTTATATTTGAAGTAACTGTTTGGTGTATTGCAATAGAACTTTTTAGAGCACCTGATGAAAGGGACTATGATTAAAGTATCAGATTATGAAGGTAAGAAAGTAATATCACCATGTGGTTCAGTTGGTATTGTGCTTATTTATGATTTCTTGCCAAATGAATTATGGGTTGAATGGATAAAACCTTCACAAAAGATTAAAGACTCTTACAAAGGTTATGGAACTCCTTATTCAATAATAAATATTGATACTTTTAATAAATATCACAGAGAATCATTATGATTAAAGCATTCATTGAAATACCAATGCATTCAAGATATAAATATGAATTGGATAAGGAATCTAATACTTTAATACTTGATAGGCCATTGAATCAAATCATTCCAGCTAATTACGGCTTTATTCCTAATACATTAGCGCCTGATAATGATCCACTTGATATATTTGTTATTACAAAGTATCCATTAGTTCCTGGTTCTATTTGTAAAGTTAATGTAATAGGCATTATGAAGTGTACTGATAACGGTACACAAGACGATAAGATCATTGCAACTCTAGAAGGTGAGAATATGATTGCTCATTGGAGCAAAGAATTAGATCACATTGTAAACTATCTTAAAACATATAAAGAAGGCTTTGAATACGTTATATACTCAAATGAATTAGATGCAATGCAAGAGATTGAGACCTGTCAAAAAGCTAACGTGTTTAATACATATCCAACAATTACTGTAACTTGCAAATCTTGATTATAAGTTCTACACTTTTGTAACCTAATTGTAACCTCAAATCAAATATAATAGTAACCAACTTGGCACACTCAATGCATTAGTAATATGTATTGGAGGTTAACATGCATACAGTTGAAGTTATGGTTTATGTTCTAAATCCTAAAGAAGAATGTTATGATGAAGTCATGATGGATGTAGACTTTGATATGGATACATATGAAATAGCATCATGTTGGATTGGTCATAACCAAGTTCATCTTGATGATTTTAAAGATGGTAATCCAAGTCTTGATAAACGAATTGAATGGGCTATAGAACATTATGTAGCTAATTA